TATTTTTAATACATCTTTTAGTGACATAGCAACTTTTCTCCTTTCAGTTTTTAGAGTGTCTCTCTATCAGTTTTACGGGTGTCTCCCACAGTTTTATACACTGGTGTCTCCACGTAGTTTAAAGTCTTCGGACAATAAAAATAGCCCTATTGCTAGGACTTATCTCTTACTATATTTTTCTGTTAACGCAAAGGTTCGCTCGTACTCATCTTGCAGCTGTCTGCGTTCAATCAAGGTCATATTATTACGTTCTAATACTCTTTCCAATACGCTGCAACGACTTCTTAATGCTCGCCAGATAATCTCATTATCACTATACATACAGACGCCATTGTGTACATAGGTTACTTTCATATGCTAATCTTTGTCACCACCTTTGATACCTTCCCTCAAAATAAAAATAGACAAGCCGATTGACAAAGAAAGCATAGGCAATCCAACCAAAATGAATAAAAAATACCATAACCAACTCATGATATCACCTCCTATTTTGGGTATAAAAAAAGCACCTTATAATTCTAAGGTGCCGTTTTTGTATTCTTTTGCAAATTCGCTATAAACATGAAGAAAATAATCGGTGTTCTCGGTAACGGTATCTTCATAGTTAATTATTTTTAAGTAGATGAGAGCCGCAGTTGCCCAATCGGAAATTTGTGTTTTACCAAATGATAAAATGCTTGAATCACTTCGAAGAGCTTGTAAAGTTTCAATAGTTTCCTCATCGTTTTTTTCAAGTACAGCTGAACGTATACAAAAACCAACCCTTTCGATTAGATTCATACCTTTTTTCACTTTAACCCCCACCTTTCCTTAATATACCCAATTTCTTTATCACGCAACATTTCCAATCTCATTATACACTCTTCTGGTAGATTTTGCGAGCGACAAAAATCAATTTCTGCTTGATAAGCTCTTCTTTCAAAATCTATATATTTTACTGGATCTAAAAAATATGTTATCGCTGTAAAGCCGATACTATAATCTTCCATTGCATGAGTAAATTCATGAAGCAAGGCGCTGTAACTAGCATTTCTGCAGATGGTTATATTTCCTGGTTTACCTCTAGTTCCTGATGGTCCATAAACCATTTTCTCCCTGTCGACAATATTTACTTCAACACCGATTTCTTTTAGTTTATCTAGAAGAATTTGCGTCTCTTTTGGATGGCTTTCAAATGCCGAACCTAGATACTCTCTTACTGGATCATCAAACGTGTGGAAACCTTTTAGGAATTGGAATCCCCTTCTGTCATCAATCTCTTTAATGGCCTGATTCAATCCAGGTATTTGTCGTTTCCAATCACTCTCACGCTCACGATACTTTTGTTGTTTTTCTTTATCTAAGCTATAATCGGCTAACCTACCACACTTCTCAGCTTGTCTTTTAACGTAGCTTTTTTTATTTTCCAGCCGTTCGCGTTCTTCTACATCAGCTAATTCTTGCTTTGTAAATTTATCTTCTGGTGGTGTACTCACTCCGGGAAAATAGGTCGTGTGGATGTCTTTGCAATTTGGATGATAAAGTCCAGCAGCAATTGCGCTACTCATCAAAGGGTACGGTCCTTCGTCAGCGGAACCGCCACTCCATACATCATCTATCAGCACCTTGCCTTCAAAAGGCATACACTTTGGACAAGCATTGGTACGCTTGTTCATGATAACTGTATGTACGCCCCACTCCGCACGTTTTGCACCTTCTCCCATCAAATACGCTCGCTTACTAGCTGTTCGAA